TGCCCTCGACATTACCGCTCATGTTAATAACGGTATCCGCAGCCCCCTCAAGGATCGTGATGACGTTATTGGTCATGACGAGGTGTGCGGTGCTGGCTATAGTCCTCTTGACTGTGATGCGGCAGCTATCGAGCGTAGCTACACCACCTAGCCCCAAGCTGGACGAGTTTTGCGCGTAAAAATCACAGTTTAGCAAAGTGATATTAGCTTTGCCGGTCCCGCTCGTGTCCATCAAAGACGTAAACGCCCCATTGCCATCGTACTTCGAGTTCTTGACCGTGAGATCCGTCTGGCTGGAGGATGTGCTCACGCCCAGCAAGCTCCGCCCGTGATTGGCATTGACGGCGCCGAAGTCCCAACCGTCGATGTGCAGGAATGCGTCGTCGGATACCCCCACAATGTTGACGTGGATATTCGCTCGGTCGCTGGCCTGCAGCATCGGCTTGGCCCCTTCAGCCGCCCGCATCCATACCTTGCCGCCAGTCTGCACTGCCAAGCTAACCCACCTTGATTGGATCTTGCAGTCCCCCAACGCAATAATATCAAGGTATTGCAGGCTGGTGCTGTGTACTAGGTGGTCTGCGGCGGCATAGGTCCCATCGTCCAGTATCGTGATGGTCGAATGCTCCTCGGCCGTCCCGTTCTCCGACGCCGCCAAAGCGGCGGCAAACGTCGTGTAGTCCCCGCCCGTTTGGGCCAATGTTACGTGTGTTGGCATTATATCACTCCTGGTGGGCCGGTCTTGCCCGGGGCCGACGTCACTTCGTGTGCATGATTGGTGAGACTAATTGCCCCAGCCTTGACATCGTGACCAGCCCCTACAACGCTTAGATTCCCATTTATCTTGACGTCACCTTCAATTTCAATCCCTGATTCCTTCAGTATTATCGCGTGATTACGGCTGTCGTAAATGGCCACATCTCCGGTCTCCAGGCTCGTTATCCGGTATCGCCGGTCAGGAGTCACAATCACAATAGGATGGGACGTTGCCCCGACCTGCAGGACCACGGCCTCGGCCCCGGCGGCTGGCCGGCTAGTGAATCCGTAGGGCTCCATGTGCTCAGCGCCTATTTGCGTACCTAGGCGCTCCACGGTGACCGTTTGCATCTTAGATCCAGCGTCGACGCCCTTGACCGTTGCCCGGGATATTAGATTTTGCAAAACTCTAATAATACTAGTCACTTACACCCCCTAGGGCATCGGCCGCAACAAGCGCCAACGTCGCCTGCTCCTGGGTCGTATCCTGCGTCAATGTGACATTTTGCACCACCATTTTTTGATTTAATCCGACCTGGGGCAACTCGACCTTAGCGGTCATCCCAGGGGTCCAGATGGCGCCCCCAGGGGCCCGCCATGTCGGGACCGTCACTAACAACGCCTGGGCCTTGGCTCTCCTGACCTTAGCCTCCCACTGTGCCCGTTTTTCGCAATCAGCATTAGTGGCGTTGCCCTCGGCCCGCAACGTCAGGACGATTTCTTGGGACGTCCAATCCGGATCTGCTGCGCTGCCCCGGCAACTAGATACACTGTCGCCAAAAGCCGAATTACTACCCGCGCTCTGACCAATCACACGGTACAGGGTCGCCCTGTCGCTGGCATCGTCTGTGTACTGCCAGCTCGATACCTGCGCCTCGCCATATCGCAATCGAAAATCCTGGGCGGTATCGGAGACCTTGACTAAGCACAGGTTACCGGTGCTGTCGTCTGTGACTAGGCATCCTACCTGTCTAGCCGCCCGCTCGATAGCGGCAAAGGCCGTATCCCCAGGAGTCAGCTCGACCTGTCTGACTATGTCGTTACCTGCCCAACCGACGGTTTTTACTGTGATACCGTGGGGTTTGGCTATCACAGATGCTAATGATAGCATCGTGATATTGCGATATGCGCCCTTTCCTGCCCGGTCGCTCGATCGGATCAATCTGGCCGTCTTGGACCGTCCCGATACATCGATGCTATAGCCCGTCGCAGTGATACCCACCTGCGTTGTATCGATGAATCCGGTCAGTGCGATTGCATCATCAATCCGAATGGTTACATCAGCCCCGGCCCGAATTGGCGCCGGTAGTGACATGCCCTCGGGCTGATATCGCGTCATCGATAGCCGAAACGCCGATGCCGCTTGCGTCAGTCCCCGAGCAATCTGGACGCTCTGCCAGCCCGCCCATTCGCGATTATCGATAACTAGCCCAATCTTTTCCATGACTTACACCCTTAGCACGCTTAACGCCGCCCCCGGCTCGATAAACCCGGGATGCTCTATTGCGTTTCTTGCGACTATCTCATCCGCCCGCTCGCCGTCTTGGTATAGCTCCTGGGCGATTTCAAACGCTGAAATAACGTAATCATTTTGGTATGTTGTGGTCCTTGGCAAGCGGACTATGACATGTTGCAAGTACGCTATCATCGACGCCTGCAGATCCAACATCAGCGTTGCTTCCTGGGGCGTCATGTCTAGTACGCCAATGCATCCATCGCATGCCTCTGACACGGTCCAGATCTGCCCTTCCGCCTGCGTCATATCGGCATATGTCCCAGATATTGCCAGCTTAGCCGCTTGGGCCGTGGCCAACGTGGCCACCATCTTAGCTTGGGCCTTGGCGTTGGCTTGGGTCCTAGCTGCCGACGCGGGGCCTAGCGTGTCAATGACGGTATCGGCATATAGCGCCCGGTAGTGCTGTGCGACACTTAGCAGTGTCGTCGGGTCCGTGATGGCTCTGGTGTAGCCCACCCAGGCTTGGGCTATCTTGGCCGGTGCAGCCCCGGCCGCGGCCATGGCGGACTCTAGTTCCCTGGTCGCTGCTAGCACCTCGGCAGCTAGCTTATCGGGCATCGCCGTTTCTAGCTTATCGATCGCGCCCCGGATTGACTCGACGAAGCTGGTTTTTGCGACCTGCTCGATATCATCAGCCGCCTGCACAACCGTTTCGTCAGGGATTTCTCGCTCAATCAGCGACAGGGAATCGTCGACAGCAACGAAGGTAACCGTGGCCGTGGCCTCACCCGATGCGATCAATTCATGGGATACATCCCCCTGGATTACTACTTGCCGGCTCCACCCTTCGGGATGTATCAGCTCGCCCGGGCCAGCCTGGGAAGCCCGACGCATAAAGGCCGTGTATCTCTCGTACCAGTCCGATCCAGTGAAGACGATACCCAGTGTGTAAGTAGATGGCGCTTTGCCCATATCGTCTACGGTGACACTATCCAACCCCGGATATTCATTGACTGATACCCGACGCCCCTCGGATCCACCAATGGACCGGATTGCAAATTCGATGTCATCAAAATATCCCGCTGCAAGTGTCATAATGCCACACCTCCGGCTAGGTTATACCCGACCGCTGCCGATAGGTCGACGCCCTGGCCCTTTGGTTTTTCAACTTTTTGGACCTGCATTCCCGGCGGTGCGTTTTCAAAACTGACTTTGATCTCACCGGTTACCCCGGTTTTCGTCTCGGGAAATTTTTCCCTTAGCCGCTGCCATCGTGGATCATCATCGGCCGTTGATTCGCCGAATACATTAGTCCCCGTATTGACGGCGCCGGCCCTAGCTTGTCTGGATGCCGCCAGGAATACATTAGTCCCCGTATTGACGGCGCCGGCCCTAGCTTGTCTGGATGCCGCCAGCGCAGCGGCTTTACCCGATGCCCGGGCCTCGTCCTCGGATCTGGTCGCACGCACGCCCGTGCGCGCGAGGCTTTGATCCTTGACGAACTGTTCAGTCTCGCGCTCAAATTCTTTCTTCATCGCGTGCGCCGCGGCGATGGTCGCCGCAATCGCCAAGAAATGTGGTGACTTAGCGACCGCGGCAAAGGCCAGTTCTAGCGACTGAACGGCAGACACTAGCTTGGATCCGATGTATACGGTGGCTAATACAGATACCAGCGTTTTGATTTCATCGCCGTGCTTTTCGATGACTTCCATGGTGGATTTCAGGATCTCGAGGGCTTTTTTCAACGCGCCAAACCCCACATTCGCCATTTCTTTTATCGACTCTTTATTTTCGCCCCACCATTGATCCGCAGCCGCTAACCCCTCAATAAGCCTATCTATTCCATGTTGGATCCCGCCTGTTACAAGGTCCCGGTGTGCTAGGATCCATTCCTTGGTCCGCTCAACCAACGGCGTGAATACAGGGACTAGTCTAGATGCGATGACATTCCATGTGCCCTTAATTGTCTGCCTAAAATTCTCCATCTCATCGTCGAGGACATCTGCATCCTCTGCGGCTGACTGACTAATGACTCCATATCGGCGCATCTCCTCGCGCAGTCTTTGCAGCTCCTCTGGGCCGCCCTGTAGCATCCGAACCATCCGCATCCCCGAGCGCCCAAAAGCCGCCGTGGCAAAGGCTGCCTTTTTTGCCGGACCGTCGATTGAATCCAGCTTGCCCAGGAGCAGATCAAACGCTTCTTCGTTCGTTTTTGCGGCCCTGACCTGGCGTAATAACCGACGGTCGGTTCGCTGCAGATACGACGATAGGGCGCCCTGCCCGATCTTGGCTTGACCGACAACCTGATTCATTTTTTCGAGCGATTTTCGTAAGTTATCGGCGCCCACGCCTTGGCGATTGGCGGCAAATTCTAGCTCCTGCAACGCCTCGACACCAAAGCCCACTTGCCGGGAAAACTCAATCATTTCCGAGGCTTCGCTGGCCCAATCAACGGTTTTTTTGAACACCGCTGCACCGGCCGCGGCTAGTGCCCCGGCCCCCGCAGCGGTAGCTAGCATCATTTTCTTGCCGATAGCCTCAAAGGACTTGGTCGTTATGGCCGCCTGGGCTCTAACCTCTTTAAATGCTTTGGTTATCGGGCCAGAGGCGTTATCCACAGCGTTCAACGACGCCTTGATTTTTAGATCCTTCTTAGCTGCCATTTTTTCTTGCCTCCGTTACTGTCTCCAGCCACCAGATTAGGTCCGGTATCGTCATTGCCTCAATCACATCGGGCTCCCAATTAGTTAGTGCGACTAGGACTCCGACCCCCCGGCGCCAGTCCCCGGGGACGTGGCAAAAAAATCCTTGGTCGCATCGCTCAGTGTCGCAAAATCGTCTAGTGATAGCTGCTCGAGTGTGCCCGGTGGCAATTGACACAACGATTCCATTATTGCCAACATTACGCCAATATTCCCATTGATTAGCGCGCCCATGGCGCTACCGTCGTAGCCGTTAGATAGCATATATCGCTCGGCTGCTAGCATATCTCCGACCCTCAGACTATGCCTAAAATGCAGTGTAGACTTCTCCGCACCGCCGACGCGAATCGGAGTTGTAAGTTTGATTTCCTTATCCATTTTTGACCTCTTAACTGTTTGATTTTATAAGAAAATTGACTTTTCAAGCCGCGATGCGGCCCAATAATTACAGGCGTTTGGCGTTGCCGGGCGTGCATTCGTAGCGCAGATCTAAGGTCCCGTCCTCGGAGCTCTGGCTCGGATCTGACACCTCGGCGGCGTCAACCCAAATATACGATTTCCCGCTCATCAGATCAAGCTGGACGTTAACGCCGTTTTTGCCCTGATAATCTGTCTCATTGATGTTATCGAGCAAGATTTTTAGCTCGATAAACGGAATAACGGGCTCGGCCCGCACGCCTGTACGACCAGACACCACCTCGACGGTAGTATTTTTTTGCGCCGCGATTGAAAACTCTGGATACTCGACGACGGTTACTTCAACGCCGTCAATCGTGACTCTCTTGACTCCACCGGTTACGGTCATAGCACACCTCCTAGACTAGCCGAAACGCGACCCTGCCCGCCATGACAGCCAGCCAGCCGGTTAATTGCGGCGGATATAGAACGTTGATTTGATTAGGGTTTTCTTCGTCCCGTTCAACGATCAATTCCGCCATGAATTTATCGACATTTTGAACCAATGCGGCGTCCTGACGTCGCATGTATCGAGCAAGGAACCACCCCCGGATCTGCTCCACCGTCGCCGACCTGACCCCAGGGGCTGCTGGCGAGCTGGTCAATGCGCTGCCGCTGTATTCCCGCAAGAAATCTTGCCTATCTTGTCGAATCAGGCGCATCAAGATAGCCAAGGTCCGCTGGTCGAATAGTGACCTATCCGGGGACCCATGGGCGTCGGTAGTATATGACGTCCTAGCCCTGGATAGATAGCTAGTATTCGACACATGGGAGACCGTCGCAAGCCCATATTTTAACAAGATATTTCGCTCAACGACGGTTAAGGAATCCTCTGGCAATGGCGGCAAGACGCCGTATAATTCGAGGCCGGAAAAGCCCTGGGCCAAGGTGGCATCGGCGGCGTCCATTTGATGCTGCGCAGTCAGTGCACCCAACGCCGCGGCAGCAATCCAGGGCGGTGTAGGTGACCCCGCCAGCCCCAGCACGGTAGTATACTGATCGTTGGGGCCCGTAGTAGATGCCCAGCTCGTCAAAGCCTCGTAAGTCCCTGATACTGCAGTGTTAACTAAGCCATAAACGCTTCGCAGCGGCGACCACCTAGACGCCATTTCGATCTTGATCGCCTGCAGGGACCCGGCGTCAGTGTATGGATGGATAATGGTGTCAAATTCAGCGTCCCCCAGGGCGGCCAGGGATGCTTCAAGATCCGGCACCCCGGCCCCGGCTGACATGGCGCCGATGCCGACGCCGACGCCTTCGGGTAACTGCTCTCTGCGATACCCCTGGCGGATATCATAGCTAG